CAAAGAGAAGTATGGTTTAATACAAAGAGCAATAAAAAGAAAATGATGAGCATACCATTTGGTGAAGACCCATATGAAACAGTTGCTTTATTCTTAAAGTCAGATGATGGTATTGAGGTTTTAAAGTTCTTAGAAATAAGTCTAAAATAATTACTATATTTGTGCTTTACTAACCCATTAAACTTTTTAAACAATGGAAAAATTTTTAAGTATCCCTGCAGCAACAGGAAATCAATTAGTATCTGCTACAAATATAGTATCAGTTTTTGCGGGAACATTTGCTGTTCCATCAGCTACATCAACAGCAACTACAATTCTTTATCAAGGCGGTAAGACAGTTACATTAAACACAGCTTCGGGTCAGGTTGCATCTAATATGCGTAACGCTATTCAAGATGCAATAACCCTTGCGTTACAAACGCCTTGGACTAATGTTGTTTATGTAGTTCCTACATTGCCTATTGCTATAATAACTATTGTAGGTGCTTAATAGCAATTAATTTTAAAACAAAGAGGCACTTTAATAGAGTGCCTTTTTTTTTATTATCTTTGTAGTATGATAAACTCTGTAAGGAATACTGTAATTGCTATTTTAAATAAAAATAACTACGGATATATTTCTCCATCTGATTTTAATTTGTATGCTCAACAAGCACAATTAGAATTATTTATGAAATATTTTTCTGATTATAATACAATTATAAACAAGGAAAATGCTAGAGCATCAGGGACAGATTATGCCGATTTTGGGAAATCTTATTCTGAACAAGCGGAAGAGTTTATAGTAACAAATCCATTAACAAATACATCAGTAACTACTACTTTATCAAACACATACTATCTTCCATCTTTAATAACCACAGGGGATGAAGAGTATTTAATAAATAAAGTATTGTGCTACTCTAAAATACTCACAAGTGGTGTAAACACATCTGTTGTTGCATCACAATTAATAGATTCATCAGCTAATTTTTCTTTAGTAGGAGTTTCAGTTGGAGATATTGTAACTAATACTTCAGTTGCTCCAATGGTAACAGCTACAGTAACATCTGTAAGTGCTACAATACTAGGTCTTTCTGCAAATATATTTACATTAGTGCCTCAATCTTATAGGATTGTTGATACTTCAGTTCAAAATGAAGCGGAAAAAGTTACAGCAGGAAAGATAACATTATTAAATATGTCGCCTATCACATCGCCATCTGTTAACTATCCCGCATATACTCAAACAGGTGACTTAATAACTTTTTATCCATCAAGCATTATAAACTTACCATTACAAGTTGAAGCAACTTACTTTAGGTATCCTAAAGTGCCTAAGTGGACATTTACTTCTTTAGCGGGTGGTGAGCCTGTTTTTAATCCATCGCAACCTGATTATCAAGATTTTGAAATAGGAATGCAAAATGAAACTTCATTAGTTGTCAAGATACTTCAATATTGTGGTATATCAATTAGAGAAACATTAGTTGCTCAATTTGGAAAGCAAGAAGAGATGGAGAACAATGCACAAATACCATAATATATAAAACATGGCGTATATATCACAGTATGAATATTATGAGAATAATGGAAACAATCCCGAGGACTTAAATTGGGGTTCATACCAATATGTTAGTTTAGCTGATATAGTAACTAACTTTCTTTTAATGTATTCAGGGAATCATTCTTTAGTAAACAACGAAGAAAGATATAAGATATTGTTCCATGCAAAACGTGCAGTTCAAGAACTAAACTATGACGCATTTAAAGAAATAAAAATATTGGAATTAAATGTTCCAAATACATTAAGATATATATTACCTTCTGACTATGTTAATTGGGTAAGAATATCTGTATATGAAAATGGTGTACTAAGACCATTAAGTGAGAACATCCAAACACTTTCATCAAAAGCATACCTTCAAGACAACCTTTCAAATATATTATTTGACCAAGATGGCAATGCCCTTTCTCCTCAGTATTCTAACATAGATTTTGATAGAATTACAGGGACAAAGAAGTCAATATACTTAAACCAAGCAAGCCAATTTAATGGACAAATGGGATATAATGTAGATGGGTATTGGTATTTTGATTATGCTATAGGTGCAAGGTTTGGTTTAAATACAGAAACGGCAAATGCCAATCCTACATTTACAATAGATAAAAAATCAGGGGTTATTAATTTTGATTCAGGAATGTCTGAGAGATTATGTATTCTTGAATATGTTTCTGATGGAATGGAAAATGGAGATAATTCTTTGATTACGATAAACAAACTATTTGAGGCATATGTTTATGCTTCTGTAAAATATGAAATTCTAAATTCAAAGTTTGGTGTTCAAGAGTATATTATTCAAAGAGCCAAAAAAGATAAGCAGGCGTTATTAAGAAATGCAAAAATAAGAATAAGCAATATTCATCCCGGTAGACTTTTAATGAATTTAAGGGGATTAGATAAAATCTTAAAATAATATGCCAAAGTTTACTAGAAATTTTGTTGCAGGTAAGATGAATAAAACTTTCGATGAGAGAGTTGTTCCTAATGGCGAGTATATTGATGCAATGAATATCAGAATGGGTTCGACAGAAAATTCTGAATTTGGAGTTATTGAAAATACAAAAGGTAATATTTCACTTACAACTTTAAGATTTCAAAATACATTACTAAGTGTAGATGCTAGATGTATTGGTGCATATGAGGATGGTTCAATAGAAACTATTTATTGGTTTGTACATGACCCTAGTTTTCCATTAGGCAACACAGGTAAACTTGACTTAGTCGTTTCATTCAATACAAATACATTTTCTTTAACGTATCATGTTATTACCATAGACAATGGTGGTGGTGTAGATACAACATTAAATTTTGACCCTCAGTATTTAATTACAGGAGTAAATAAAATAGAAGACTTATTGTTTTTTACGGATAACTATAATGCTCCAAGGTCAATAAATGTAACTAGAAATTATGCTATTCCTTCAGGTGCTCCGCTTATTGATGCGGGAAGCACAACAGGACAAGCACTACTTGAAGAATCATTACTTGTAATTAAAAAACCACCTTCAGAAGCTCCAACTGTACAGTTAATAAATACCGCAGGAGAACAAAACTTTTTAGAAGAGAGGTTTATATCATTTGCTTATAGATATTTATATGCCGATGGTCAATACTCAGCTACATCCCAATGGTCTGACATTGCTTTTTCACCAAATGGATTTGAATTAACTATTGAAGCATATTTGAATGAGGGAATGATAAATGCATTCAATGCTTGTAAAGTAACTTATTATACAGGAAACTCTCTTGTTTTAGGCATAGACTTATTATTTAAGCAATCAGAGAGTAATATAATAAAAATAATTGAAAAACAAAATAAGGCTGACTTAGGTATTCCAAATAATACAACTAAAACTTTAACGTTTGACAACAGTAAGATTTTTACTGTTATACCTGAATCTGAATTATTAAGATTATATGATAATGTACCAAGATTTGCTCAAGCTCAAACGCTTATGGGCAATAGATTGATGTATGGAAACTATGTTGAAGGATATGACTTAGTATCTACTAATGGACAACCATTGCAGCTTACATATGTAGCAACTTTAATGCAAGATGAAATAGGTTCAGAAACTTTAACTTCAACTGCTGAAAATTCTGTTTATACTATAGATGGAAATCATCCTGTGCCTCTATCTATTTTAAGAATAGATTTCGCTTCTTTAGCTTCGCCAACTTATGAGTCAAATTTAATAGCGGGAGCTACAATACAAGTTAAATTAGAATTTACAAACGATAGTTATACAGGAGGAGCACCTACAACACAAACAGGAAATACATTTATTTCATCAACATTCACTCTTGCTTCAGATTATTTAAGTCCATTTGATTTATCTCAAAGTGTTGAATTTCAGGATTGGGTAGGAACGCTTACAAATATACTTCCTGTATATGACCCAATTCCTTCAAATTTTACTTCTTGTGATGGAAGTACATTTACAGATATTTTTAATTGTAATATACCTGCAAATCAAGCTAGTGGATGGCAAAAAAGAGCTTCAGGAATTAATGCTATAAACGAACCTATAGCAATAGTAACAACTATTACATCTCCTTCAGACCCTTTTATTGACTTACAATTAGTTGCAATGCAATATGAAGATATAAACAATCTCGGAACTTATGCATATGAATATTATAGCATAGTAAGCAGTATTGTTACATTTAATAAACTTGGAAATGCAAGAAGCCTACATAGCAATAGAGGGTATGAGATAGGAATTGTTTATATGGATGACTTTTTACGTTCATCAACAGCTCTTGTTTCAGTTGAAAATACTGTTTACACTCCTTGTTCATCATCACTAAATAAAAACTCAATACAGGTAAATATACCTGTATCACAAGTTGCTCCATATTGGGCTACAAGATATAAATTTGTAATAAAACCTGATCAAGAAGGATATCAAACAGTATACTCAACTCTTGTGGTTCAAGACGTAGATTTAATTTGGTTTTTACTTGAAGGTGAAAATATGCAAAAAGTTGAGGTTGGCGATAGACTTATTGTAAAAAAAGATTCAAGTGGAGCAACTGAAAGTTGTATATATACAACTGTTTTAGAAAAAATAGCAAAGGCAAAATCGACTACATATCCTATTGCCGGAGTGTATATGCGCTTGGAAGCAGGCAACTTTGATTCACAGGTTAGTCCTATTCCAATTTATACTGCCACAGACAGCCAATATTCCACGACAAAAGTTAGTTGGTCAGACCCTGCTTTTCCTGTTCCTCCTGCAGCAATGTACACAGACCTTGATGTTCCTATTGGTTCAGTAATAAAGATTATGCTATATACTTATATTGGAGCAGGTTCTTTTTCAGGATGTAAAAAAAGAGAAGTAAATGCTGCTCAATCTTCTGTTTCTTTTACTGCTACTCAATCTTATGTTAGTTTAGAAGCTTGGTTTCAAGCAAATCAAACAGCTATTATGGCTTCGTTAGATGGCTTACAAGATGTGCAAATGTCTGTAACATTTAATGGCTTTTATAATGTATCTGATGCTACTATGTCTAGTACTGTAACAAGTGGAGTTTCTAGAGATAATATGAAGTTATATATAAATCGCGACCCTGCTAATAATTTGTTGAAATTTTGGATGTCGGGCACAAAAGCTTGTCCAACTGATTCTAACGAACCTAGTACACAACTAAAATTTTCATTACAAAGAACTGCAATAGAGCCTGATTTTATATTTGAAACACTTCCAATAGATGCTTTGCCCGATGTGTTTTTTGAAAATAATTTGTCATTTGCTATAAATCCTATTACAGGAGAACACGATGGAAATGTACAAAACCAAGACTTTGCTTTAGGTCAAGATGCAATTATAGACACAGGTTTCTTTAATTGTTTTTCTTTTGGAAATGGAGTTGAAAGTTATAAGGTTAGAGATTCAATAGTAGGAAGAGAATTTAATCTTGGAGAAAGAGTAACGTCTGTTTCTGCTCAGGATTATAAGGAAGCACATAGATTTTCGGATATAACATATAGTGGTATATATAATACTGAATCCAACTTAAATAAATTAAATGAGTTTAATTTAGGACTTTTAAATTATAAATATTTAGAGTCTTCTTTTGGGTATATATATGTTTTAGATGGTAGAGAAACAGATGTCTTATGTCTTCAAGAAGATAAGATATCATATGTGTTAGCAGGA